CGAGGCCCGTGTTGACCAGAGCTTCCTCGCCTGCCTGATACAAAGGGTTATATCCAGCAAACTGCTGAACCGGCAATGCACCAGCGACCCCTTGGGCCTGCTGAAAGTTGGCCAAGAATGCTTCTTTGATCTGTGGATCAATGGAGCTTGTTGAGGTTGTTGTTCCACCTTTTGACATATCGCCACCTTATCCGAGTAAAGATTTCATTTTCTTGGCAGGCACTTTGCCTTCATTGATCATGTCCAGAAGTCCCTTGCCATACTTGTTGACTGAAGACTTCTTGATCACATATTCGCCCTTGTCCAAATAACCCATGCCATCATCTGGACCTTGTGGGTCTGGTCCGAGGAGGCTTTTAACCATGCCACCTTTGGCAAATGCAGCATCACCAGGAGCGCCAGTGCCTGGTCCACCACCAGTGTTTCCATCACTGGCGTCAGCAGCGCCACCATCACCAGTACCACCAGCATCAATTAGCCCAGTCGTATTTCCAGAAGCCGCAGCCGCAGCTCTTGCCGCGTTGGCAGCTGCGATCTGGTCATAGAGACCAGGGTTATAGCCACCCATCGGCAAGTTGCCGACAACATTCTGATAAGGATTGCCCACTGGCCTCATCTGGCCCATGATCTGGGCATAGGGTGAACCACTGCCACCCACTGCAAATGGGTTGTATTGAGAGCCAATTGGAATGGACTGATAGTTATTGAAGTTCTGGGCAAAGCCTTGGGTTGCACCAGCAAATGGCGTGGTCGCCCGAAAACGATTTTCAATGTCTGTGCCAGGCATTCCAGTGATCTGACCCACTTGGCCCGTTGTGATGCCAAGACGATTCATCTCAGCAGCAATTTGCGTGTCAGTCAAATTGGGCGTTGTTTTGAGCCAGTTTGCAAATATGTCGTAATTGCTTGTGGTGACTGGAGTTGTGACCACTGGTGGTGTCACAGTCTTAGGCAAATATGGTGCAAGTCTTGATTGCACTTGGCCCACTGGCACACCCGTCATGCTTGAAATTTGTTGGGCATTAAGGCCCAGACGATTCACTTCAGCAGCAATTTGTGCGTCAGTTAAATTAGGCGTTTGCAGATAGTCATAGAGACCAGTCTCTGCTTGCGTTGCAAAGGTTGGCTTTGTGGCCGTTGTGACTGGCGTTGCATCTGTAATGCGCTGCTGCACAGTGTCCACTGGCACACCCGTCAAGGCAGAAACCTCTTGCGCTGAAATTCCAATTCGGTTTATTTCATTGGCAATTGCCGCATCTGACAAGCCTGGTGTCTGTAAATACGCCAATAATTGTTCGGTCTTTGTAGCCATAGTCTTCCCCTAAAGTTCCTTTGCAAGTACAGCCCATTTTGGTTTGTACCCTTCGTCTTTCAAAAATGTCTCTGACCAGCCTCTTCGGCCTGCCAAAGTCACCCTGGTGCAGCCAATAGACTTGCCCCAGGATTCGATCAATGGTCTCATCCTTGAGAGTTCATCTAGGTCGCCACCAGCCAGAAAATAATGCAAATTCTTGAGCCTGGGATAGACAATGATCTCTGTCAATACCACCGAGTCCTTGGCTGGCCACAATTGCAATCTGTGATCCTCAACCATCTCAGCGACATCGTCAAAATTATGTGTGCCTCCACTGTATTCTAAAGCAGCCTCCACATGGTGGCGCAGTCTTTCCAGTTGTTCTTGGTCACTCATCGCTTACCAGCTGGGACAGCATCAAGCCTCATCACCCCGACCCGCCAATCAGCCAAAGTGTTGCCAGTGACCCTCATATTGACTTGGCGGCCAGAGAACCTGACAGAAGTCGGGTTGGCTGCCGTGTATGGTCCAAATGACGATTGAGTGCCAGTCGGGTAATTTCGGGTTTTGAATGAGACCACCGCCTCACCCAAGGTCTGCTCGTCTGGGACAACTTGACGCACCGACATGATGTTGTCGCCATTGCCCAATTGGACTGGGCCACTTTCAGCGTAAAGGCTGGCGCTGTCATAGTTAAAGCCGACCTCATGCTCGTAGATATACCCATCACTTGAAACCATCAAGGGATAGGTAAACACTCCGGCATCGACCCCAGCAGTTCTGGCCAATGTGCCAATGTTCCAGTGGTTTTCGCGATAGTTGAAAGTGACATAACTGTCATTCTCATTGCTTGATGCGCTTGGGTAATACCACCAAATCTCACCATACTTGCTGACATGGACCGCATAAATTTTGGAGGCTTGGGCATAGTTGATGTTGTCAAATATGTAATCTGACACATCACTTGGCAGTGGCTTGACATACCCGTCATAAATCCAAAAGCCTGCGCGTGACATCCAAATGGCTGCCGTATCAATGGCCGCCACCGCTTGGGCCGAAATGAGACCGCAGCCAGAGCCAGCCTTCTCAAAGCCATAGACAAATGGAGCGCCAACATACTGGGCCGTGTGGACATCCACATCTGTAAACAGTAGATTCACACCCTTGACCCGCTTGCCAGCGATCAATGTGCCAGGGCTTGCCAAGTCATAGTCGCCTGCAAGGTTGTCGCCTGCTGGTGTCCAAAGGGTATTGTTTTCTTGGTCGCACCACTGCACCTTGCGTGGGTTTCCACCAGCGCCAAGGGCAAAGATAATGCGCTCTTGCGTAACCAAAACCGCCTTGTTGTTGACTGGTGCATTGGCAATGGCTGCGGCCAGTGTAGGTGTTGCAAACCCTAATTGCCACTCATAGAGCTTGCCATCAGTGCTAGAGCAAGCAATCAAATACTCGCCCCATGTATCGAGTGACCAAGTGGTGGCAGGGATTGGTGTGCCAGTGTCTGGCCGTGCCACACCATAGGCAAACGTGCCATAGGTGCTATATCCATAGCCAGTCAGGGTTGTGGAGCTTGCGTAGCCACTGGTGAAGCCCGTTGGCGTAATGTCTTTGAGTGTCCCCGCCTCATTCATGGCATAGAGCTTGGTATGCGTTCCAGCGCCAATGTATCGGTTGCCACTGTTGTCGCGCCAAGTGATGATGCCTCGGCATGAGCCAGACATCTGTGAGCTTGACCTGGTACGCCATCCATTGATGGGGCGCAGTGTCCCCTCATACCAGCGAACTAGGTTTGCGTCATACCAGCGGCCTGCTGCCTGGTATTCAGTACCATTTCGGAAAACACCTGGGGGCAATTTGAGAGGTATGTACATGGCAGTATTTAGGTAATGTTTGAGACAAATGTCATTGTCGCAATAAGTGATGCCGTTGAGGGGTAATTTCCTGATGCAGCATAGGTCTGAATGCTCACCATGGTGCTGTCAGTCTCCCACCAAAGTTCCACGTAATCAGTTGCGTCTAAGCTCAAAAAGTAATTCCAGCCGACCAGGGCATGGCCATTGACTGACCCATGTTTGCTTGGCACTGCAAAGAATCCAGTTGAGCCAGTGACCACAGTCCCATTGATCTTGAGCCAGACCCTGACATCATGGTCCTGAGAGTCTGGGTTTTCAAACTGGCCAGACCATTGCAAATTCCAAATGCCAGCGTCAGCCACTGTGATCCTTGAATTGCTTGCGATAGTCACGCCATTGGCGTAATCGACAGTATTCAGTGTCATGGCATAGGCCGTGTTGGCCGCTGCTGCCGTTTGATCTACAGTGCTTTGAAATGCCCCATAAGGTGCATTCATAAACCGACCGCCCCTTGGTCCAAACAAAGACCCCAGCACACTGGCCAGCTTTTTGAAGTAAATGGTCAAAGAGCCATTGTTCTCATTGAAATGCCTGCGCTCATACACCTCGGTCGGATAACCAAGGGTCGGTGGTGCTGGATTCTCAAGTTGTTGTGTTTGGCTGGCCATGGCTAATTATGTCAGGACAGACAGTGCATGGTTGATGTGTTTAATGCGGTCGTCAAGCCCTATGAACCCGCCATTGATCTTTTTGGTCATGGTCCGGTAGTCTTGACTGTCTGCATACTGGTTGAGCTTGTGGGTGTCCCAAAACCATCCAGCAGTCAGGGCAGCATACTGGGGCGTGGCCACCAGCTCTGGCTGCATGATCAGGTCCACGCCAAGCGCCTTGCCAGCATGGTGGTAGTTCGCTGACCCTGTGAGCTGGATGCACCCACGGCCTCTAAATCGATACCCATCACCACTTGCCTCATCCCTGTTACCCATGCGACTGCTGTAAACAGTGTTGGCAATGAGCTTGGGGTTTCTGGCGCAGGCTTGGGCCTTGGCAGCGTCAAAGCGCCTTGGCCATAGCTTTTGCAAAGCCTCTGCCCTGTAATTCAAGTTCTCTTCCAAGACTCTAAAGTTGCCACACTCATGGCCACACTGGCCAATAAAAGCGGCCTGTCTCAGTGGCGTT